GTAATCCCTTGGAGTCCCTGAGGCCCTGTAGGTCCCGTAGGTCCTTGAAGTCCCGTAGGTCCCGTATAGCCTGTTATTCCTTGAGGTCCTTGAAGTCCCGTAGGTCCTGTAGCTCCTGTAATCCCTTGGAGTCCCTGAGGCCCTGTAGGTCCTGTACCACCTCCCGAAAAAGTCCCTGAAGGTCCTGCAATATTTCCTGAAACTGTGATGTTATTTACATTTAGAAGATCTACATCTACCCTATATCCCCCCGTTCCATCACTCACAATTTTTGGATAAAAAACATGTCGTAATAGGTTACTTGAAAACGGATCATTATTATCCACCATATTTCTTGTTATAAGAATGGATGAGTTTAATTCCTTTTCAACTAGTATGGAGCCCCTATTTGATCACTCTTCCTCTTTAGGTGCGCGATACACGTTGTTCCCTATTTCGCCTCAAGAAGAAGATCTATACATTTTCTATAAAAAAGCAGTAGCCACATTTTGGACGGTTGAAGAAATTGATTTCAGTAAAGATAGAGAAGACTGGGAGAAACTTAATGATCGCGAACAGCATTTCATTAAACATGTTCTAGCCTTCTTTGCGGGTTCTGATGGAATTGTTCAGGAAAATCTAGCTTCACGATTCCAACGTGAAATTCAATCTCCCATTGCTCGTCTCTTTTACGGCATTCAAAATGCAATGGAAGGAATTCATTCGGAAACTTATTCGCTTCTCATTGATCAATACGTCAAAGACAAAGAAGAACAATCCAAGTATTTCCGAGCGATTGATACGATTCCCTGCATTAAAAAGAAAGCAGAATGGGCGATTAAGTGGATTGAGTCACCCAAAGGTTACGCAACTCGTCTCGTAGCTTTCGCATGTGTTGAAGGTATTTTCTTCAGCGGTTCCTTTTGTGCCATTTACTGGCTTAAAAAGCGTGGTTTGTTGCCTGGTCTTACATTCTCCAACGAACTGATTTCGCGCGATGAAGCTCTACATACCGAATTTGCAATTGCTCTCTACCATAAACTCCAAAACAAACTTACAAATGAAGAAATCTATGATATCGTTCAAGAAGCAGTGAATATTGAAACCGAGTTTATTTGTGAAGCTCTTTCATGTGCGTTGATTGGAATGAATGCAAGAGATATGACTTCGTATATCTCGTTTGTAGCGGATCGGTTGCTTCAACAACTCGGTCTACAAAAGAAATACAATGCTGTGAATCCATTTGATTTCATGGAACTGATTTCACTCGAAGGCAAAACTAACTTCTTCGAAAAGAAAGTATCGGAGTATTCAAAGCCTGGTGTAGGTATGAATGCAGAAGATATGACTATAAAGTTTGATGAGGAGTTTTAGAGAAATTCTTTACGTCTGCCATCTATATGTTTTATATATGCTGGTTGATTGATTGAATCAAAAATATATGTTCCATACTTATTATGAATTTCTTCTGTTTTTGATCTTGCAATTAAATATGATTCCATAGGTCTTCCATCATTGCATTCTTTTAATATTATATCTCTGTAATATTCTGAAGAACATATATGATTATTATCGGACCAAGAAGGTGTTCTCGTATAAGTATAGTTTTTTGATTTAATCTGTTTCCCGAATAAATCATTTATTGAATCACTTACTGCTTTAATATTCGCACGTTTATTAAATCGAATATGTTTTAATTCTGGATTGTTTTCCATATCTTGTATGACATTTTCTATTTTAAACTCTTTTATGAATGGTAAATCGTGTTGAATTATTAGAACATATTCTGTATTGATAAAATTAAAAGCATTTCTAATATTACCAGTTAAATGTCCATGTGAATTTCTAACTACAATTTTTATATTTTTATTGCTAGAAATATACTTTTCTAAATTTTCAAGATAGTTGATAAATTTACTATCATTACTATAATCATGAGCTAATATAATCGGTGTATCTTTATCTATATTCACATATTTTAATGATTCAATTACACATTTAATAAAATCAATAGACGGATGTGATTTTATTAATGAAGCTGTAATTATTATTGAATATTTTAAGCTGGACATATTATTTTAGTGCATTCATTATTTCTATATTTAAATACATGTTTTACATTCTTTTCATAATATTTTGAAATACAGTATTTTTCAATTGGTCTAGAAGAATCATCCATATAAACGAGTGTTCCTGGTTTTGTTAAAACTGATGACCAATATGTAGGAATTAATCTTCCAGGCCCACCACCATATCCTATTGGTCCATCAATAATTATTATATCAAACGGACCATTTTCTAGTAATGTACAAGGTACTTCAAATTTTTGTATTTCTTCATCTTTTAAATTTAAGCATGTTGCACATTTTGTTGTGTAATTGTACTTAATGATATTTGCAGAATCAATATCATTTTTGTTTAGATTGATATAGCTATCATTATTTTCTACAAAAAAACATTTTTTATTTGTAGCATTGTACCACATTTTGCTATCGTAACCCAATCCAAAAACTAACATTTTCGTGTCGGGGGTTATGTTTGATAATACATCTTCAATCACATTTTTTCCAATTAATATTTTGGGGCTATAATATTCCATTATATCAATGTTTTAGAAACATTCCTTCATAATTTACGTTTCCACCAACTATATCACTAAAACTCTTTCGTTGATACATTAGTCGTAACCGAAACCAATTGTCTCGTTTTTGTAGAATTTTCCAATATTGATCTCCACAATATTTGTATCTATTTGCTAATGTATATTCATTCGTCACTAGTTTTTCTAGACCTTCTTTTTGATGATCTAGAAAGGTTTGATAATAATGTTCTGCAACTAAGTATGCCGTTCTTGTTTGACCATCCTTTAGTTTATGAGTTTTTGCATCTGAATACCCCAAAATACCAAAGGAAATTACATCATATGGTTTTTTAACAAGTTCTTCTAAAATAGGATATTGCGTATCAAACCGAGGGTCCCACGATGCATCATCTTCAACAATCAAAACATTTTTCCATTTGTTTTCAATTGCAAGTTCCATAGCTCCATTATGTGACTTCGAACACCCAACACTTCCCTTTTTATCACGAATAGCTTCGAAACGAACAATCTTTTCAGGAGGAAAGTATTTCAATAATTCTGCTTCCGTTTCTTCCTTACGATCCTTACGATGCTCTAGATTTATATACACAACTTTCTCGATAAATTCAAACATCTTTAATTTACTTACTGGATACGTTAATCCCAAAATGGACGATCTAATTTTTATATCTGCTCAACCTGATCAACCATATTTTCATTGGCAGGTTGAATTGTATTTGTATCAGTTTGCAAAGCATGGAATCAAGGATCAATGTTATGCTGTCTTTGGATATTATGGCAGTGGTCCATCACAATACATTCAAAACCTAGCAAAGACGTATAATATTCGTTGGTATAAGGATGATCGTACCAACAGAAATTATATTCCTTCTGTACGGCCACATATTTTGAAAAAGTTTTTTAAAGAATATCCTGAATTAGGTAAGAATGTGTTTTATCATGATTCAGACATCTTTTTGGTGAAGGTGCCACCTTTTGAAAAAATGTTGAATAATGATGTGGGGTATGTTTCGGATACAATTTCTTACATTGGTCATAACTATATTGTTGATTGTTGTAAACGTTATAAAGCAAAATATCCTGAACTTCCTGACAATGATCTTTTGCAAAAGATGTGCGATTGTCTAAATATTTCAGTAGATCTAGTGAAACAGAATCAAACAAATTCGGGAGGCGCACAATATCTTCTAAAAAACATTGATGAAGATTATTGGCAAGATGTAGAAACTGACTGTTATCGTTTGTTTGATATGATGAAAGCCTATGAACGGAAGTATCCTATAGATCACCATATTCAAACGTGGACTACAGATATGTGGTGTGTTCTGTGGGAATATTGGAAACGTGGCAAGGAAACGAGAATTCATACAGAACTAGATTTTAGTTGGGCAACAGATTCACGAAGAAATTATTCAAAAAAGAACATATTTCATCTTGCAGGAATTACGGAATCTTCACCCAAAACTCATTTCTTTAAAGGTGAGTACAAAGACACAAATATCTTTGATCGGTTTCGTGAAAATCCCAATATGTTTGAACATATTTCCGAAGACAGTATTACGATTGAGTATACGAATATCATTAAAGAATATATGGGTGTAAAACCTGTTGTACCAGAACCTTCTAAAAATGTGATTATTATTGATACAGATGATCATTGGAGTGGTGTGTATGAAAAAGATTTCACAACACAGCACTTTGGAAAAGAAGTTTGGAGATCTATAGATAAAAAATATATTCTTTTTTGGAATTCTCAGGTATGGGTTCTAACTGCATCAAAATACGAATCTGAAATATCAAAAACGTGTGGAGGATTTACTTCCTTTTCTAGCTTGAACCAACTCTGTTGACATTTTTATATGATAAAGTCAGTGTGTTTGTAAGATTATGGGATTTCACATCAGTTCTACACGAATCATTGCAAACTTCTGCACTATACCCTTTATTAGAGATAACCGAAGGATCGTACGAATCAAATACGGTCAATGCGCGAAATTTTAAAGGATTCGCAGAATCGTTTGCATTCTTAATTGCCGTCAACTTTTTTCTGCGAGTCAGCTCAGATGCCTCAACGTAATTATTTTTGATTGGCATTTATTACTTACGCACAATTTTGCTTAGAGGATTGTTTTTTTGCAAATGTATCCACATTGATAGATGCTAAAAGCAACGGGCGTGTGTTTTTAAGACTTAGAGACGGTAGAAATTTCTGTTCATCCGAAGAAACTGATAAGGGTACCACATACTGCGTCAGACGATTTGTAGATTTTAAGTCACTACGAGGTGGACCTCTATAATTTGCACTCGCTTTTTTTAACTGAGTAAATTGGGAAGCATCGGCGCCTGGCATTTGTATTCTATAAATATTACGTTTAAAGAACGAAGGTTTCTTCCATACAATTGAGCAAATGGAACTTACATATGTGACAATTGTCGTTTTAGCGTCTCTTATTTTTGTTCTTTCAGGAATGATTGGTTATCTCTATTGGCAACAGACGCGTATGCTTCAGCACCTACAGTCTCTTGCTCTAGCACTTGCTGCACATGTTGAATATACGCGTCAACAGAATCAAGTGATGGAGCAGCCCGACGAGGAAGAGGAGGAGGAAGACGACCGTGTGTCTGTAAAAGAGCAGGTAGAAGTTGTAGAAGGTCCTCCTGCCACAGCTACGAAAGCTGAAGATACGGATGTAGATGATTTGCAGGATAAGACATCTGCGGAACTTCGCGATCTTCTCAGCAAAAAGGGTATTCCGTATGGAAAGCGTGATTCCAAAACGGTTCTTCTACAGCTTTTGAAAGCTACTGCTTAAATAGTAAATACGTGTGTAAAGTAATGAAATTGATATCCTTTGATGTTGGATTACGTAATCTTGCTTATTGTGTTCTAGAAGGGACCAATAGACACGATGTAAAAATCACAGGATGGGATTTAATTGATGTTATGGCAGAGATAGGTGGTCTAGATAAACCACTCTGTTATAAATGCAAGAAGGCAGCATGTTGGAACCAAAATCAGGTTTATTCTTGTACCCGCCACAAGGGGGTCTCAGGATCAGGATACCCGAAAACAGCTCTGATGAAGAAGACCAAAGAAGAATTATTGACAATGGGAAGTCCGATGAACATTCAGGGGAAAACGAAGAAGGAGCTGGTAGACAAACTGTATCTTCATTATTCTGGAAATGTTTGGAAAAGGTGCGTAAAATCGGCAAAGCAATGTTCCGTCGTAGATCTTGCGCCAGCCATATCGACTTCTCTCCAGGCTCGATTAAACCTGTGGAAAAACTCGGACTTGATAGTATTTGAGCAGCAACCCGATAAACGTATGTTGTGTGTCCAAGGTATGCTTCATATGTGGTTTACAACCCAAGGCTTTCGTTGCAAAGGTGTATCCGCAGTCCATAAACTAACCAATATGATAACATTGGAAGACAAAACAAAAACATACAGTGGTCGTAAAAAGACAGGAATTCTTCATGCACAAGAATTGGTTCCTACAGAAGAACTAAAAAGTTTCATGCTCAAGCATCCTAAGAAAGATGACCTCGCAGATAGTTTTCTACAAGGGTTATGGGTTTTAGAGCATTAGATTTATTACATGGAGTAGATGTAAGTCTTTGAGTTTCTTTATCAATACGGCTGCTATCCTCTCAGGTGCTAGGAGAGAGGATGCTACATTCCACAGAAGCTCATCGCATCCGCTGGCCGTATCTACGAAGTCGTTGAAACCACCATCGCGATCGATAAACTTGCCTGTCTCGAATGTTTCTCGCATGACATCAACCACAAAGTCTTGCCACTTTTCGCTTTTAAATTTTCCAATCACATATCCTGTTATATCTATTTGTCTAAGTGCATAGTAGCACTCATCAAGTATCGTAAACACATTGTGTATAACACGTTTTTCTCGAACAAATGTTTTCCACGTTTGGTCATCCGAAAATGCCTGCACGGCTTCAATCAGCTCGTTTTGTTGACCTTCAGAAAGGTTCGGCAATGTATTCAGTTCCTTTTGACGCTGTTGATATTTTAGAAGCGAGATCATGGATTCATGGTACTCAATAGAATCATCCGTCATTTCAATTGTATGCCACACATACTGTGGTAAACGATAAATCCATTTTTTATGCGTTAGAGTTTTCATAACGGTCTCCTAAGTTCAAACAAATGGCTGACATCTTAGGTGTTGACTTTCTAACAAATCCTAGAGTGACAGAAAGTTCTGGCGATATTAAATTACCCGATCTAGGTAGCATCGAGCTGCCTTCATTTGGAGAAGTAGATGTGAGTGAGGGGCCAAAACTTGTTCCATCGTTTGCAGAAGCAGGTCCTCTTGAAACAAATGATGGATTTCGTAATTTGAATGCAGGATCGTCATTTATGAATTCTGCTCCTCGTGTCTCCGAGGAGCACATGATGAAGGAGAAGTATGAAATTCTTCGTAAATTTGAGCGTCTTTCCAAACTAGGAGTTCCCATTCGTAAACGTTTTACGCTAGATTCCCCACTTGAAGAGATGAAGTTAGAGCTTGAGTTTATTCGCAAGGAAAAGGCGATGGATCAAACCATTAAGCAGTTTTGCGATTGGTATATTACGGGTATGTCAGCTATGGAATGGAGTTCAAAGAATGTTCCTTTAATGCAGGCGTTTGGATTGAAACTCGATGGTCTTTCGGAGTCTGCACAGATGAATGTAGGTGATATGGAGGAAGATTTTGAGGAATTATATGATTTGTATGGGGACAAACTAAAAATGCATCCGCTTGTTCGTATTCCCATTCGTACATGTATGATGGTCTATATGGTTCATCTAACCAATCAAATGGCAATGAAAGCACCCATTCCAAATATGGATCAAATTTTGAAATCCAATCCTGATATTGCTCGTCAGCTTTCTATGGCTGCTATGCAGCAGCAAACTCAAAATATGAAGAGTGCCCCTCCGCCACCTCCACCACCTTACGCACCTGCACCGTCAAATCCTCTCGCAGGTCTTTCAAGTTTCATGAGTGGAATGATTCCTCCTCCACCGCCACAACAGACAAATGTACGACCTCCTGCTACTCCGAAAATCACTGGATTTAAACCTACAAAACCTAATCCTCAACCTCCTGCAGCAGCTGTAAAGGAAATGCGAGGACCCACCGTCAACATTGACGATTTATTGAAATCTGTCAATGCTGGAGTTGAAACAAAAAGTGTAAAAATGACTCCATCAGCTATGAAGAAACCTGGTGGCTCAACTGGTAAGAACAGTGTTACTATTAAGCTCTAGAATATACTCTGGACTTACACTATGTTCTCCTAATGAAATATGTTTCATATAACGTAGCTTCTCATCAACGTTGTCTGTTGTTAAATCCCACCAACTTACTTTATCTCTCAAATTTTCAGGAATATCTGGACATACTCCAACTATATAAATATGAATTGATTCTGGTAAATCCAATATCTGCTTAATTTTTTCTGCATCTGGTTCCAACATTATTACTGAATATTTATGAGGAGTTGGATTATATACTAAATGTGTTTTTGGAAATTCTTGTTCATCAGATTTCCAAAACGGCTGAAATTGATATTTATCGGGAACAGGTGGTAATTTTGATTTGTAGCGATTATATATATGCTTTACGTTGTGTTGAATTAAACTATTACGAATAAATGTAAAATTACCATCTTCATTTCTGTATTGAAAGTATCCACATTTAGCGATGTAACACCATTTTCCATGAATATAGCTTCTCACCAATAAGTCATAATCATCTGAAACAGATAACATTGGATTATGTTTTCCAATCTTATCGTAAAAACTTGTCCTCCATACTCTAACATGATTTGGCATACCTACAAGATGCCTTAGAGTAACTGGATTAGGTGGAGCACTAATAGTTTGAATAATCCACTTTTTAAACAAATTAGACCATACATTTAGATTTGCACCATACCCAAATCCAAAATAATCACCATATGTATGACATTTTAGTGTCTTTTCATACAATTGGCAAGTATCACAATAGAAAAAGTCAGCTTCCTTGTATTTTTTAGATGCATCAACAACCCATTGTAAAAGTTCTGGATGTAAATCATCATCATGATCTAGTTCTACAATTAATGAACCATATGAAACTCCTGCAGCGAGTCTTTTTAGTTCTCCAATTAATCCAGAATGTTCGGGTGCTTTGTATACTCGTATTCGTAAGTCTGTTTTTTTCATCTGCAATAAATCCCCATATGTAAGATTATCCTTTGAATCATCCCAAACAACCCATTCCCAATTTGTATATGTTTGACGTTTTAGACTTCTTAAGGGTCTTTGTATTTTTTCTTTACTATGAAATGTTGATGTGATAACAGAAACAAGTGGATTTTCATTATCAAGATGATGACCTAAGACGGATGAGAAAACAGTAGGCTCTACAATAATCTGTATAGGTAGAGCATTTAAGTGAATCCACATTTTACGAATACGAAACGAAGTATAAAGATACTGCCAAATACAGGTACTACCGTATGTATAGATTGCACAAGGTGGTTTCGCATGATAGATCTCTGAAAATTCTTCAAAAGATAATTTTGAATGGATGGGATACCAAGTATAATGTTTATCTATAACTGGGTATTCGTTAGGTTTTTCATTTGATATAAAGTATACATATTGCATTTTAATAAATATTCATTAGATAGATTTAAATCTATTATTTTATAGACAAGTCTTAAGAATGAATACCATACAAAAACGATTTTTACTATTTTTGTTTGGCTGTATAGGTACACGATTTTTACTTGTCTATATTGCTAAGCATATTAACTTACAATACTTGCCTTACTTAGGTTACCTTGCACTTCTACCAGCGATAGGGTTTGTGTATATTTATCTCACAAAATCAAGAGAAACAGGTCCTGAAGTCTTTGGTGGCAAAATATGGTGGAATGATTTAAGACCTATACATGCAGCATTGTACGGATTGTTTGCATACAATGCGATAAACCGCAACACAAATGCATGGATGATTCTTTTGGTAGATGTTTTATTTGGTTTAGCTAGTTTTCTAAGGCATCATTATTTGAACAATGGTTTTTCCTCTTTGCTATAAGCGGGTTGATCTGCATGATTTGATAACCCAGCAGCTGCACGCATAGCTAAATCAGGATTCTCCATTCCTTCACGAGAAAAGGGACCTTTTCCACGAAATAATCCACCCGCAATGACAACAAATCCTGCTGTCAATAAAATAGATGTAACAATATCACGAGTACCTACAAAACAAGCTGCAAAAATAGCTAGGCGACGAAGAAGTAAGTTTTCACTGTATTCTTTATCGTCGTGACTGAATTCATGAGTAATATACCGACTTCCTACATTTAAAAGCAACATCATGATGCCAATAAAAAATGGAGATGTTCCAATAGAATTAATATGTTCGATCATCCTTGCTTAAAATGAAGCAAAAGTTTCAACTGTTTTGGGAGCACTGGCTTTTGGAGGAGCGGCGGGAGGAACAGATGGAACAGGAGGAGTTCCCTTTTTCTGAGCTGTTTGAGGCATACGATCACCTTTTACCGCAGATAGTTTCGACCCCGATAAAAGTGCTTTTAGAGCTCCACTGACTTCGGGTGCAGCCACACCTGCACTTTTAGGCTGTGCTGGTTGTTTCGGCTTCATCTCTTTAGGATCAAAATATTCAGTTACTCCACCTACAGACATGACAAATGCAATCGCTAGAAACACTCCCACAATCAAACTCTTATACACTGTAACCGCTAGAATTACAGACAACATAAGAACAGTTCCTACAGGAGACGATAGGAAATCCTGTATATGCGAAGGAACGGGATGGGTATAAAATGCAACATATCCAATTAATAATGCGACTATACCAAGTTCTACAGAAGAGACTCTCATTTGTTTGAACCGAATGTTAATATTTTTCTATGTGTCTTCCAACAAGTGGAATCATGGCAAGTATAGAAGAAGTATGGGGATCCTCATTCCCTAAAAAGCATCATACGATGGCTTCTAAATATAGTCAGAAAGAAGAACCACGTGATGCCGAGCGTGAAGGACGTATATACCCAACGCCGATTCATCGCACACAAGCAGCTGTACAACGCCATCGCAAGACAATTGATGATCTTTCAGCGTCATTGCCCATTGTCGGTTCAGATGAAGAAGCTGATGCGAATTACGGCCCTGCCAAAATCGGACACACAGAAGAACATTTTACATCCACGAAAAAAGGATATAGCAAACCTTTCTTTCCCTCTGATTCAGGAACAAGTTTTGCGTATGCGCCTACATCCTTTCAAAATGCAGCACATGATATTAAACTTGAT